AACTTGAATTTCGTAATCCAATACTACTTTTGCGTCGATATTGAAAGCAAAATCAATAAAGTTTTTCTTAGATTTTTTGTCATTGAAAACGTCCATTCCTGACATTGCTGTTACTTCTTCAGTACCAACTTGTAAATTTGTTGGAGTAACTAATAAAGCTCTGTGAGGTAAGAAGTACTTAGTACCATCTGAGTAGTAAGAACGAATAATTCTATCCCAAAGATTGAAAGAATAAACCTCAATACCACCTGATTTTAACAAAGTAATACCGTTTTCAAGTCTTTCAGTTGTGAAAGCTACGTTATAAGCTAACAATTCTCTTTCGTATTGGTCTGCAACTGATTGAGTAACTACATAAACTAATCCAGCTTGTTCTCTTAGTCTATAATCCGCACCAAAACGTAAATTTTGAAGTGCATTTGAAACTACTTTGTTTGTTGTATCAGTAGAAGTGAAATTTTGAAGAGCAAATGACGCTTGACCGTTTCTTGAAGCCAAATCAGTTGTTTTTCTAGTTGCATCTGCTGAAACGATAGCGAAAATTTGTTTCCAAAAACCATCAATTTTATTGAAATAAGCTAAATCAGTTCCGTTAGTTATAACACCACCGTCAACAACATTTTCTGCTGTAGTATCTCCAAACCAAGCAATTCTATAGATAGCTTCTTGAATAGCGTCTGTTACTAATTCCTCAACAAAGTTTAAAAAATCTGTTCCTGTAAGGTCGTATTTTTCAATTCCTTTTTTAGTTCCGTATAAAAAGAAAGTTTCTTTTAAATCACTCCAGCAAGATTCAAATCTGTCTGAAACAACTGCTGGATTCCAAAATTTCTCAGTGTTAACGATTGCGTTAGTTGCTGAAGATGGGTCGCAAGAACCAGTTCCTTTACCTACTAATCCATTCAATCTACCTAAGATTGCGATTTGTTTTTTTGCTACAATTCCATTCACTACCGAATGAAATTTTGTTAATTCAGGTTTCGAAAAAGCACTTTCAAATACTGCTTCTGATACCGCTTTGATCTCTTCACCGTTAAAGGTTAAATCTGTTACATCAATTAATGCCATCTTGTTTATTTATTTATTATTTGTTTTTACTAATTAATTTTCTTTCTTTCATTTGCTCCTTAATTGTCTTAGGAGTCTCAATTTCTCTAAAAACCGTCGCTTGTGCAGGAGGTGTATAATTGCTCCCAACTTTTGCAAGTTCTTCCATTTTAGCAACTACTGTTTCAGCAACTCCATTTGCTTTATCCAATTCCAATTTCAATGCTTCAATTTCAGCTTTTAAACTTTCATTTTCAGCCATCAAAGTATCCATTTCTTCTTGCGTAGGCATTGCTGAAAGTTCAACTTCTAATTCTAGTTCAGGTGCTTCAGCTTCCATATACTCAGAAACTAGACCGTCAAGAATAACGATTGTAGCACCTTCAGTAGTTAAGTAAGTCCCATCTGTTGGAATTGTACCGTCTTCCAATAAAACTGCATCACCTACTTGAATGTCATCAAAAGGTAGTTCTAAATTTCCCTTATCCGTTTCAACCATCATTGCTAATTGGTTACGTTCAACCGTAGCAACAATTTCTTCACCTTTTAAAATCGACATTGCTAAGGCAACACGCTCCATTAATGGTTTTTTCATATTTGTTTGTTTTTGATTATAAATTAGAGCCACCGCTCTTTGTTGCTGTTTTGGAACTATTGCCGAAGCAAAATTCAATTTTAAACATTGGTCAACTGTTAATGAAGTTTCAATTTTCATTAAACCACTCAAAGCCTCTTTACTAACTCCAGTTGCTTTAGCATAGTTATTAATCATTTCGCTTTCAGTTTCCTTAATATTTTTCGACATTTCTTCAAGTGCATTTGCATCTCCAGTAACATTCATTAAAAAAGGATTGTGAATTATGTATGCTGTACCTTCCTGAATGAAACGATTGTTTAACGGAACTGACAAATGAATTTCCGTAGCGATTGACGCACAAAGATTTTCAGCAATTGTATTCACGTTACCTAGTGAAGAAAGAAATTGAGCTATTGAGCGACCTACTTCAACGTAGCCACCTTCTGAATCAATATGTACATTAATAGTGTCAACCTCACCAAGTGCTTGAACTTGCGAAACTACATCAATTAATTCAACACCATTTTTAGTAATTATACCATTTTCATCGTATGAATTACCAATTTGACCTTTAATATAGACATTCCCTATCATATTGTAAATTTAATTTATTATTGTTGTGTTAATTTGACTTTAAAACGTCAAAGATTATAAGTAATAATTGAGTGCTATCTCAGGGTAATAAGTTTGTAAGACATTAAATATCTCAGGTTTGTGAATTTCAATCTCACCCGCCAAAGTTTCTTCAATCGTTCCAACTATTGCATCATCGTGACCGTACAATAACAAGTCTTTTAAAGCTAAATTAGTCGGAGCTAATTCATAATAAAATGTTCCGTTATTATTGTCTACTATTCTGTGAATTTCTAAGTTAAATTGTTCCATATTATAAAGCATATCCTATTAAATGTGACCATTGAGTAACCGTTGCTAATGCACTTGCTCCGTTTGTTCTAATTGATTGACACGCTAATAAAGTTGTTTCGTCTGGCAAGTCAGTTGAAAGTATTCCTTGAGCTGTTATACCTGTTTCTCTGTTTGTTATCCTATACTTTACCTCTGTTGTGTTAGGTTCGTTATATAGATCAAAAAAGTAAAAAGCATTTAACGAAGCTCCAGCAGTTCTATTTGCGGGAAAATCACTACCCAAATCTATTTGACTTGCTGTTCCCGTAGCATCATTGTAAAATATCTGTAAATTTAAATCACTTGCGTCACTTCCTACACCGATAAAATTTATCAAACTTGAAACATCTACTAAATTGCTTATCGTACTTAATGAACTTGTAGGTAGTAATCCGTGAAATTGTTTAGCACCCGTCACAAATGTAGCGTCTTGAATACACCAACCAACAGAAAAGCTGAAACCTTGCCCAACTGAATACCTTAAAGATGCCGTTCTAATACTAGCTTTTGACCCTGCGGTTGAACTTGTCGGTATTTGCGTTCTAATTGTACGTGTTAAATTGTTTGTATTTGTTATTGAAACTCCTGAAGCTGTACCACTTAATGCGGCTGTTGAAACGTTGCCTAACACTGAAAATGTAGCCGAACCATTATTGGCATAGTAACCTCCCGGAATATCACTTGCCGAATGTGAGGGAATAAATGAGCCACCACTTGAAGGCTGTTTATTTTCCCAAAGTAAAGTTGAACTATTGTATTGAATTATGTCGTTATTTGCTAATGTGCCACTATCAATTTTAACATTATGCAACTCATCTAATTCATACCCATTGTCTACTTTTACAAAGATTGTTCCTTGTGTAATATGAGCCGAAACAACATATCCAATTATAATTAAATGATTGGGTGCAATAGGTTTAATATTGGTTAAATTACCAGCAGTTGTTGAACTTAAATAAACAATATCACCATCTACCCAAGTTTCACTTTGTAAAGAACCAGTTGTGTTAATACCTCTAACTAATCCACTTGTTGTTATAAAACCCTCTTGATTATTTGCTATTGTTTCTGTAACAATGCCAATAGTTTCAGCACTTAACAAATCATTTGTCGCTTGTGCCAAGTCAACTTTCAATCTTTGACCTTGCGAACCCGTTACCCTTACTGCTTGATAATTTGCTTCTGATAATGTTACATTTGTAGATGTTTTATTTACTACTCTTAAAACTTGTTCTTGACCAACTTGCAAAGTAACATTGCCACCCTTTAATTTTAAATCTAAAGTTCCATCAGCATCATTCCACACCATTGAGCCAACCGTAGTTGGTGCATTAGTAGGAGTTGTATCAAATTCTAAGTTGCCTAATTGAATACCAAATTCTCCTAAATTAACATCACTTGTCGCACCCGTGTATGGAACTTTAGTAGTCCATTTAGTAGCATTCTCAAATGTCGAAGGAGTTAGATACTTATCCGTTAATGTTCCTGTATTTACCTCATTTTGTGTTGCTGTTGTTGGTGCATCTATAAACTCCCAACTCGTTCCATTTGAATAATATAAACCATTTGATTTATAAGTTCCTAATATTCTATATCCTTGCGTAGATGAAACCCAATAGAAATCGTTTGACACCAATGTAGCATCTGGCAAACTTGCAAAATTTGAAACAGTATTTATAACCGTTCCCGCTCCGCTACCTCCCGAAGCTGGATTAAAACCCGTATTTTCAGCATACCAAAGTTCCCACGCTTGAACACTAGCATAAGCAGTTCCATTCTCTTGTGTTAATTCACTAAATGTTACATTGTTTACACCTAAGTCATCTGAATAGATACTATACGTTTCGTTTGCGACATTTGTTTTGGTTATTTTAACCTCGTT